TACCACTTCTCTTGTTGAACAAATGTACACAGACTTTGCTGATTACTCAAAAGAAGACGATGGATTTGATGTAGAAACATGCCATCGAATTTATGCAGGACGTCATAAGTTCGCAGATAAAGAACGTGTGGTAATTACTACATGGCAATCAATTTATAAGATGCCACCACACTGGTTTGAACAATTTGGAGCAGTCTTTGGAGACGAAGCACATAATTTTAAAGCGAAGTCTCTCACTTCTATATTGTCTAAGTGTAGAGATGCTGAATATCGCTTTGGCACTACTGGTACTTTGGATGGCACACAAACTCATAAACTAGTCCTTGAGGGACTATTTGGACCGGCCTACTATGTTACAACAACAAAGAAACTTATGGATGAAGGTTCTCTTAGTGATCTGGACATTAGTGTTCTATTACTTAAGTACGACGATGAATTGAGGCAGAAATTTGGTAAGCAAACTTATCAACAAGAAATTGACTTTATTGTTCAGTATCAAAAACGTAATCAGTTAATCAGTAATCTAGCTTTAGATCAAGATGGTAATACCTTGGTTCTTTTCCAGTACGTTGAGAAGCATGGTAAGCCCCTATATAATATGATTGCTGAAAAAGCTCATAAACGTCGAAAAATATTTTATGTAAGTGGTGAAACAGGAGTAGATACTCGTGAAGAAATTAGACGGATCACTGAAACTCAGAAAAACGCTATTATTGTGGCTTCTCTTGGTACATTTTCTACTGGGGTTAACATTAGGAATCTCCATAACATCATATTCGCCTCCCCCTCAAAGTCACAAATTAAAATCCTACAATCAATCGGGCGTGGACTTCGAAAATCAGAAGATGGAAGAGCCACTCGCTTGTATGATCTCGCTGATGACTTGCATTGGAAATCAAGAAAGAACTACACACTCAACCATGCCGCCGAGCGGATAAAGATATACACTAAAGAAAAATTTAAATATAAAATATATGAGATAGATATTTAGTATGGACGAGTACAAGGACTTGCCAGTCAAGCATTTTAAGCTTTCATCAGGAGATGAGATACTAGGTCTAATAGCTGGAGTAGATAATCAAAAGGGAATTATCCATATTGAATATCCAGTACTCATAGATATGATTGGTAGTGATTATATGCTTATGGACTATATGCCAACTTCGGTAAAGAATATAGTTTTATTTTCTGCACAACATGTTATCGCTCAAAGCGACGTACACGACTCAGTCAAACATGAATATATAAAATACTGTTTAGGAGCTACATCAGAACCTGAACCTGTTGATGACGATCCATTTGAATTGGCAAATAAACCACTTGATAAATCTAAGTACCATTAATAGTAGTATTCCCCCTCTCTCACCGGACTCTATTAATTATACCATAGATTTCCCAATCTGTAAACCCCTAAAGTGCATAAAAGTGTAAAAAAAATACTTTAAACTGTAAAAAAGTGTTGTACTTTTCCTTAGAGTTAGTTTATAATAATAACTAATAAGATATACTAGGAGTATTATCATGGCAAAAATCAAACCAAAAGACAAGCCGCACTACGTAAACAACCGTGAATTCTCATACTCAGTAGTTGATTACGTCAAGAGTGTGAAACTCGCTCTCAGCGAGAATAAAGAACCACCAAAGGTTACCAACTATATTGCATCTTGTTTTCTCAAGATCGCAGAAGGTCTTTCTCACAAATCAAACTTTATTCGCTATACCTATCGTGAAGAGATGGTAATGGATGCAGTAGAAAATTGTTTAAAGGCAATTCACAATTACGACATCGCAGCAGCAACACGTACTGGTAACCCTAATGCTTTCGCTTATTTTACTCAAATTTGTTATTACGCATTCCTGCGTCGTATTGCAAAAGAGAAGAAACAACAAGACGTAAAATTCAAGTATATTGAAAATGCTGGTCTAGAAGACTTTATCCATTATGACCCATCAATGGCTGGTGAAGCTCATGAAGTAGAACGTATGTTTGTCGACGAACTTCGTGATCGTATTGATAAGATTCGTAATGTAGATACTAAAGTAAAAGAGTTTGCGAAAGAAGAAAAAGATCGCGAAAAAGAAATGAAGAAAAAAGGCTTAGAATTGTTTATGGGAGAGAAACATGACGCTGAAGAACAAATTTCTTAGATATGTTGAAATGCAGAGATCTGCAAATGAAACAAAGATAACCCTTGGTCCTTATCATAAAGAAACTGAAAAAGCGTATAATGCCGCAAACCAAGTGAAACGTGAAATTTTGGATATGATTGAACAATATGAAAATAGCAATTCTAAATGATACCCATTGCGGTATTCGTAACTCTTCTGATATATTTGTTAAACACCAACGAGACTTTTACGAACAGGTCTTTTTTCCATATTTAAATGAAAATGGAATCAAAAATATTCTTCACCTTGGAGACTATTACGACCATCGTAAGTTCGTAAACTTTAAAGCACTATCTGATAATCGTGAAGTGTTCCTTGAACGTCTTCGTAAAGATGGTATTACTATGGATATTATTCCAGGTAACCACGACGTTTACTATAAGAATACCAATGAGCTTTGTTCTTTGAAAGAGCTTATGGGACACTATATGAACGAGGTCAATATTATTATGGAACCTCGAGTTATGGATTACGATGGATGCAAGATTGCTCTTGTCCCTTGGATCAATAATGAAAATTACCATAGTTCTATTGAGTTCATTAAAAACTGCAAAGCTAGTATTCTAGGTGCTCACCTTGAACTGGTTGGTTTTGATATGATGAAAGGTGTAAAGAACACTCACGGTATGGAGTCTAAGATATTTGACAGGTTTGATCAAGTCTGGTCTGGACATTTCCATACTAAATCAAATCAAGGGAATATCCATTACCTCGGTTCTCAAATGGAGTTCACGTGGGCAGACTCTAACGATCCTAAGTACTTCCACATCTTAGATACAGAAACTCGTGAACTTACACCCGTAAGAAATCCTTTGGTTATGTTCGAAAAAGTTGTGTACAACGACGCTCAAATAGATTATAATGGTAAGGATATAAGTTATCTAAAGGATAAATTTGTCAAGATAGTCGTAATCAAGAAAGAAGATCCATTTGTGTTCGATCGATTTGTAGATCGTATCCAACAACTTGGAGTTCATGATCTTAAGATTGCAGAAACCTTTGACGAGTTCGTTGGTGTTAATGTAGATGACGAAGGCATTTCAGTTGAAGATACAACTGAGCTTTTGGATTCATATGTAGATGCTGTTGATACAGATCTCGACAAAGATAAGATTAAAGGCCTAATGCGTGGACTATACGTCGAGGCCCAGAATTTAGAGATTGCTTAATGATTGTATTTGAAAAGGTAAGGTGGAAAAACTTTTTATCTACTGGTGATAAGTTTACGGAGATCCAACTTAATCGATCTCCATCTACTTTGATTGTTGGCCATAATGGCGCAGGTAAGAGTACTCTTCTTGATGCTCTTTCATTTGCTTTATTTGGTAAACCACACCGGGATATTAAAAAGCCACAGCTTATTAACACAATTAACAATAAGAATTGTGAAGTAGAAGTAGAATTTCGTATTGGTAAAACTCAATTCAAAATTGTTCGTGGTATTAAACCAGGCAAGTTTGAGATCTATCAAAACGATAAGATGATTAATCAGGAGTCGAATGCTCGTGATTATCAAAAATTTCTTGAGCAGAATATTCTTAAGTTGAACCATAAATCATTCCACCAAATTGTGGTACTTGGTTCTTCTTCGTTTATTCCGTTCATGCAATTAGCAGCTGGTCATAGACGGGAAGTCATTGAAGATCTACTCGATATTGGAGTATTCTCTAAGATGAATGTTCTATTAAAAGAACGCTCAATCAAGCTAAGAGAACAAATGAAAGATATGACCTATCAACTAGATCTGTTGAATGAAAAAATTAATCTTCAACGGAAATACATTCGTGATATTACGGAGATTAATGATGGTCAAATTAAAGAAAAGCGTGATTCGATCGCAAACTTCCAAGTCAACATTGAAGAGTTACAGACACAAAACAGTGAGTATTCGCTTGAAATCGAAAAAGTTAGTGAAGGACTCCAAGAAGGACTCAATAAAGCTCATGACAAAAAG